TGTCCTCAGGGACTTGCAAACTCTGGGCATAGGCCATCCTGAAAGCTTCAATGGATTCGGTGTCAAAATCCCCGTTGATTCTGTTAACCATGGTTGAGAAGTAAAGTTTCAGTGTAAACTTACCCTTTATCCCTCCATCCAGACATCTTTCCAGACACATCTTGCAAAAGCTTAGAGTTGCCTTGAAGGTTGCCTGTGGAACTTTCTTCAAAGGTGGGACTTACAGTCTCCGAAAGCTTGTCTAGCAATGCCCCGTGTTCTTTATTAACAGCCCTTCTACACACCCGGTCGGCTGACACGAGCAAGGGTCCGCAAGGCACAAGACCTTGACTTTCTATGGACAATTTGACATTCTTCGTCATGCGGATGTCCTATCTGGGTTGTGCCAAGTGTTCAGGTAGTCGGGATAATGAGAGTTCATTTTGCGTTCTAACCGAGGTTTAACATCTTCTTTGTTGCTTTCTCTCATCCCAGCAATAACTGCATCTCTCATTTTTCTAAGATCTTCTCTTGGAACGTTGCAATGAGGGCTGTCCCTGTAAGTGCGGAACCACCTGCAGACCTCGGAAGGGTCGTCTGACTGAAGCATCATGTTCCAAACAACGGTAGCCTGAGAATCCTTGAATATGCCGGATGGCAATCTGGCCTCCAGATCTTCTCTACTTGGGCGTTTGAAGCGTGTGTCTCTCCTCATGTTACAACAAATTGTCTAGGTTGGGGACAAATTCCCTCAGCACTTGAGACAAATCATCACCATATTCGCTACTCTTCTGCTTCTGCAGGGCGAGCCTTGCGCTATTATTTCCTCTCACCGACATTGCCTCCTCGTCGGTCAAAATGCGAGCTTTTCTTAGGTCTTCCAGTTGTCCAATAAGTTGTTGTTTTTTCGAGGGGTCGACTGCTGCCAAAGCAATGAGAACGGCAGTACTCGGTTTAACTTTGGTTCCTGGCAAGGTTGGGACTCCATTGTTCATGAAAGCTGGCTTGCCTCCCATCCTGTGGTCAAGGTCTCTGTCTTGGTGCTGCCAACCCACCCCTGCCGCTCTTATCAAGTACCTTACCTTGTCACCGTAAGACTCAACAAGTTTCTTGGTATTTGCAACTCTTTCCTCGGGCGTGATGCTTGACAAAGCTTGGGACAATTCTCCAGGAGCTTGAGCCTTCTTGCCTTTCGTCGCCGCCGCCGACTCCGTAGCCGGATTGTACACCTGGTTGTTGTACTCTTCCCTTCCCATTTTCTGATACTTTTCAAGGGATTGTTTCCACTTGGTAAAGTTGTCATCGGCTCCAGCCTTCTGGTTGTTTGGTTGAGCGGCTGCCCAGAGGAGGTTCCTTGGCTGGTCTCCGCCACCACCTTTCGCCAAAGCGTGTGCAAACGCCACCATGTGTTCCGGTTCGGCATTTCTGATGTCAATTGGCTTCCCAGTGTAGGGGTCTAGCCCACCTTGTTCCATCCATCTTTTGACAAGGAACACACCCCTTGCTTTTGTCGGCTTACTTGAAAAGGTCGGATTACCTTTCTCGTCGTCCCCCGCATACATTACGCCTTCGCCCTTCACAGCCCCAGCTTTGTCAATCGCAGATCTAACCTTTGCTGGCAACATGTTGTAGGCTGCTACAGCTACGGAGTCAGAGATTTCATTTTTGAGGTATTCATTTTTGATGAGATCTCCCATACCTCCCTTTGCAGAAGGGTCAAACTTCCCATCTTTTGAGAAAGAGGCCTGGTAAGCCTTCTCAAGGCTCTCCAGCTTCCCTGGCTTCAAAGCTGCTTCAATTTCATCGAAACTCATGACCCTTGGGGCATTCCTGTCTTGCCCGGGAGTTACGATCGTGCTGATGAGGAGGTTGGCAACTGAGTCAAGCTCTGTGTCCGAGGTTTTACCGGTATCAACCAGTTTCTTGAACAAGTCAAAAGCTTTCTGTTGGGAAGGCTCAATGTCCTTCAACTTTGAGACCACTTCTTCAGCAGTTCCTTCCGACACTGAGCCTTGCTCCACCCGCTCAGACAGCAATTTAGAAACTTTTGAGATTGCCAAGCCTAAGGAAGGTGGCAAATCTACCACACATTGATTGTTACGGTATATACATGTAGCTCCGCAAGACTTCCCCTTGGTGCACTTGTCTTTTGAAGAAGGACTTTGGAAGTCGAACCAATGAACCATTTTTGCACGCATCAATACAAAAGTTTACCCTTTCACAAATTAAGAGAGTCGGGTAAAAACAGGGGAGAGTTGTCCTTAAGCTATGAAAGACAAAGGCAACAGCCAATCAGATGGGGGTGATTTTGATGGTTTGATCCTCTTAAGCAACGAAGTATACAAAACGGTATCCACTGTTGTCAACAACCCCACCCATCAAATGCTAACAAGTAAAGAAAAACGCAAAGCTCGCAGATCCTCGGAAGACTACGTTCCTTCCTCAAGAGGCATGGACATCAACTCCTTCCTGCCAAGAACGAGAAGGCAGAGCAATCTATGGGATACCATAGACAATAACACAGTGACCATAGCCATCGGATCTAGCGGTACAGGGAAGACTCTTGTTTCCCTGTGGTATGCCCTTCACCACCTGAGCCTGGGGCACTTCAGAAACGTGTACTACATCAGGAGTGATGTGGGAGTGGCCCACCAGAGGGGTAGAGGAGCCTTGCCAGGCTCTATGGAAGAAAAGATGGCTCCTCTTGTTGCCCCCTTGATGGACAATCTGTCTATCATTATGAGGTCTAACGGGGCTGCCGAGTACCTGATGTCGAAAAAGGTGATTCAACCATTGTTGTTGGAAGACATTCGCGGCAGAAGCTTAAATGACTCCTTCATCATTTTCGATGAAGCTCAGAACTCCACAAAAGAGCAAACTAAAGCTGTCCTAACTAGAACTGGAGAAAGATCTAAGATTGTAGTAACCGGTGACACTCGCCAGGTTGACTTGAACGTGTTCAACCATGACTCTGGGTTGCTAGATGCTTATCACAGGTTGTCTCAGATCCCCGGTATTGGAACTCTTCAGTTTCTCCCAGAGGATATAGTTCGCAACGGCATCATAACGGATATCTTAAATGCTTACGAAAGCTGAAATGAAAGGAGGGCTTACCACCCTCCTTTTTCTTTGCTACATGTGCCACCACTCGAGTAGTTCAGCTGCCGTTTGAATATGCTCAGAGCAGATGCTCTGCATAGTCGTCGAAACCGTTTTGTCCGCCACACCATTTATCGTATCTTTCTTTGCCAAGGACTTGTGACCTGTTCAAGTATGAGTCCGCTTTCGGGCTCGTGATTAAACAAGTTGTGCCATGGTCCTCGTACATCAACTTGGGCACTGTGTCTGTTTGGGAAATTGCCATTTTGCTCCGTTTATTGAGAAATAACGAAACTTTTATGAAGGAGGTTCCATCTCCTTAGAATGATTCGTAACCCAGGGATCTGCGGCTTCTTGGGGAATACGACAATGAGCTAAAGTCCGGGTCGTTGAGGAAGGAATCCGAACCCAAGCCTCGCGTTCTCCGGCCTGAGACTGGAGAGGGTCTATTCAGAGTATAGCTTGACAGTGGCCTCCGGTAATCTCCGCTCTCTCCCTGAGGGAGCCCCCTGCCTGCCGAATCGATCTTGAGGGAGTAGTACATGAGAGACCAAACGCAAGCATCCACAGAGTCGTCGTGTCTCACATATGGGAAAGAAGTTAGTTCTTTGACAAACGCATCAGTCCATAAACCGCGAACAATCTTTACTCTTCCGCTTTCAAGAAGGGGGGACACAACTTGCAACCTAACAGATTTGGATCTGTTGCCTGGCTTCATTTCCTCAATTGGAATGCGGGTCTCTCTCTTCAAAACTTGAATGAGCGATTGACCAGAAGCTGCTTTTTCTATACACAGAACCTTCGCCTTGTAGAAACTTTGTTGTTGCTTGACTCCTTCAAGAAGATCAGGGAAATCCCATCTCCCCTTCACTATGTCTCGGATGTAGACGGTCTCTGGTGACCTTTTGTTGATACCTGCGACACAAATCACACTCTCATCGGCCTGCTCTTCCTCAGAAAATGCGCAGTCAATTCCGAACCAAATGAGATCGAGTTCTGGGCATTCTTCCTCTTCTATGACATCAATCCAAGAGTTTTTAACAATCTGGCCTTCAGCAGCTACAGGAACACCCTGATACAAGGCTGCAAATTTGAAGGATCCCATGATCTTCTTCTGGGATTCTAGCATAGGGACCGAGAAAGTCGGGTTGCTTGGCCAATGCGACTCTCCGATCTTTCTGCCCAGCGGATCATTCCCAGGGTCTTCGCACAACCCTGCAATGTTGATCCACCTCCAACCAAAGGGGTTGGATTCCTCGTCGTAGAGACCATCCTTCTCCATAAGGATACCG